TTTCAACATTTTCTACATTTCCTCTTGTGACTTCTTGAAACAATATTTCGATATCCTCTGCTTTTTGATTTTCACTTTCTGTACCAGCTTTTACTTCTGTAATAGAAAAAGAAGGTGTTTTTAAATCTTGCATAGCATACAATGCAACACCCCATATTGCCGAAATAGATAAATCATCACCTATTCTTAATCCATTCAAATATTCTGCTATATTCTGTTTTATTTTTTCTCCTAATTCCACTGTATAACCATATAACGCTTTTATTTTTACTGTTACAAAAATATCTTTATACACTGGTCTAAAAAATGAAATTATGCTTTCTTCTTCTTTTCCATAACAATCAAGTATTGTAACCGCTATTTTTTCTGTACCATATGTTCCAGTACCTGGTGTTTTTCTCAAATAAATTTCCTCTGCAATTTCTTTATTATCTCCACCTTCTACTACAGCAGCAATACTATGTCCTGGTATACCATTTTCATCTGGCACACTATCAAAATTTTCATATACTCTTTGTCTTATTACACCACTAATTTCAGCAATACCGCCTATTGTTCCTTCTAATACCGTTTTAGAAGGTTTACAAGTGCTTATATTTTGTCTTGCCCTCAAATTTCCATCTGTTTCGAATACTTGTCCTTTTATAGCGTCCTGTTCATTTATCACACTTTCCCAGCCTGCTGTTGGTGTGCCTATTTTGCATATTTCATTTGCTTTTGCTGTATGGTCAAACTCTTGACAAGTAGCTGTTACTTTTATACTTCCGCTTTCTGGTATCATTACTTTTTCTGGTAAATCCCATTTTATTCCTTGTATATCTTCTGCAATACCATATACTATTTGTGTTTTAGCTGTTCCTGTTATTAATATGTCACAAGTGCTTTTTGTTTTGACTTTTCTTTTCATACCATTTATTTTAATAATACTATCTAATGCAGAGCCTATTGCTGTTTTAGGGCTTCTATTTTCATATATATTCTGTAATAATTCCATAGCGTCATATATTTTTGACGCTTGTGCAGATATAATTTCATAATCTTGACTGTCATTTTCTAAATAAACATCAGAACCAAAAATAGACTTAGCATTCTCCACTAAGTCCTCTACAATATCTGTATATCTAGGAATATGTATTCCTTTTTCATCTATATAAGGTTTAAAATAACTCAAAAAAGAAACACCTCCTATTTTTTTAAATTTCTATTAAAACAGTACCATATACTGTTTCTACAACACAATTTGCAGTATATACACGATTTTGGAAACTGCTTTGATAACTTTTGATTTCTTTGACATCTTTTGTTTGTGCAATACGTTCTGAAATCAATATATCTATCATTTCTTTATTATCACCATATGCTGCTAATATTTTTTCAAATAGTGGCAATCCATCTTCTGTATTTTCCCACCATTGCCCATAAAGTAGCCCTAATCTTGTTTGTATTGCTTGTGCTACTGCTTCTTTGTCTTTTTTCATACTATTTTGCCCTAATGTATAATCTCCATTTTCATCTAATATTCTGTATTGCAAAAAAATCTCTCCTTATTTTGGAGTTTGTGTACTACCTCCACCTGTTTCTACTCCACTATGTGTATGACCTGCAAATGAAATGCCTCCTATTACTGCATCTCCAGTAATATTGACATTACCTTTTATGGTTGATGTACCATCTGTACCAATACGACTGCCATTTATTGTAGTTACTCCAACAATATCTGTTGTTCCTTCTATTCTAATATTTTTAGATTTTAACAATATGCCTTGTTCTGATATTTGTATATAATCTGTACCACTATCATTTCTAATTTGTACACCTTCCATACAAACATTTTTTAATGCTTTTGGTACACTTGTAATACCCAATATAGCACAAGCGTCTGATAAATCATGCCGCCTTTTTTCCGCTTGATTTTGTATTCCCCCTGACTGCCACCAACCATCTATACACATATCAGAAAACACAAGTAGACATTCATCTCCTGCCTTTACTGGAAATGTCAAGCTATATCCTCCTGCTCTTGGAAATTGTACAGGTACATCAGAAAGTTCTGGTAATGCTACAGATTGTCCTTGTAATGTATCTTTAATCGCTGGCTGTACTGACGCTGTTTGTTTTTGTGGGTCAAATTGTACAATGATTGCAGGAATTGCTACCCTTGCATTTTGAATATAGTTTTCTGTCATTACTTTTAGTGCTTCTTCCTCATTGCCTATCCATTCACTAATATTCATATTTTTTCTCCTATCTCATACAATCTCCTGTTACGGGAACTGCTCCAGTTTGTGCGACTGCTGTAAATTCTGTATACCATTCGTCTCCTCTGGTATCTCCCTTATGTGCTATTTTAATGATTTTAAATATACCAGCACCAGCTATATTTTTTAATTCGCTGTTTCTGTCTGCCTTTTGTCTTTGTATAGAGGACAAATCTATTGCTACCATTTTATTCAAATCTAATAGCGGATTTAAAAGACAAGTTGCTTGTATTCCTTCCTCTGTCTGTTCTGGCATACCAATCAAACCACTTTTTCCATTTAATTGTATTACTTCATTTGTTGGCAAATCCATTGCTTTTATAAACTCTATTTTATTGTTATTGATATAAAATGCTGCTTGTTCACTTTTGGCTATTTGTCTAAAATAATCTCTTGTTAATCCAAAAAGTGCTTTTCCTCTTGGTAATGCTGTTGGAGTTAAATTATCAGAAAGCTGTCCTATTTCTAAAGCATTTGTTGACTGCTTTGCTATATTTTCTAAAACATCTCTTTGTGTTTGCCCTGCTCTAAAAGAAGCATTTATAATACCTTTGTTATAAAACAAATCACCATCTTGTGACACTAATGTTAATGTATAAGTTGTATTGTCCTCTTTTCCTCTCAATGGCTGTACAATATCTCCCGAAAAAATAAGACCATACTGTGGATTTCGATACCCTGCCTCCAGTATGACCTTTGCTCCTTCTTTTATAATGCTGTTTTCTGTTTGTGCAGATAGATTATATAACACAATTTCTGCATAATTTGGTGTTTCTGATAATGATTTTTCTATTTGGAAGGTACATCGCAATGTAGATACATCTATACCAATACCATTTATATCACTGACAATTACTCTGTATTTTCTGCCAAAAAGCACATTTTCTCCAAATTCACTCAACAGTATCCCCCCATATCAATACAAAATCTGTCCCCAAATTTGTGACATCTGGGTTTTCTTGTTTAATAGAAGCATTTACTTTTACTACATACATAGCACCAATATGCAAATAACTATATTGCTCTAAAACATTCGCTGCTGGATACTCACTTGCCAATAAAGGTATTCCAGAAAGTATCACTTCACCTGTATTACCATCTGCAATATCTATATTCCAATATTCCCCTACACTGTTGTATCGTATGGTACATAAAAAAGAAATATTTTTGTTGTCAATAGGTACTTTTACTTGCATTTGTTGATTAGGTTCTGTTGTAAGTGGTATCATACAGTAGTTGTATTCTTCCATATCTTCACCTTCTTTTCACTTTAAGACAATAAAAAAACACCTTTCGGTGTCTTTTTATTTAGTATTGTGCTAATGTTTCCCAAACTTCTGGAAATGATCATTCTCCGTCAGTTAACCAGACTTGATAATCTTCTGCCATCAATACCCATACAGCAGCAGGTTCTAATTTACTAAGAAGTAGCCTCATTGTTTCATAATCTTCATTGTTTTTTAATTGTTCTATTGCTTGTTTTACATCTGAAGACATATCTTCATTCATTTTTTTTGTAAATTCATTAATAGCTATTTCCATTTCTGGGTCAAATATTTCTGTTGTTCCATTACCATTTATCACAACAGCATTTCTTGAACTATCCCAATCTACTGTATATCCCATAGCCTCCAATACAGCCCTTACTGGCATATAATTACTAGCGTTCTTTTCTCCCTCTTTTACAACTGAAACCATAGGTTGTGAAAGTGACAATGTTTGCCCGTTATAGATTACTTGATTTTCATTGAATGTAGCTGTTTTAATACTTCCTGCTGCAAATGCCGTTGTTAATCCTATTGCCCCAACTAGAATACCAGCTACAAATGATTTTAAATGTTGTTTCATTTTAAATATTCCCCCTTCAAATAACATGATATTAAAAATATATCACATTTCTACAAAAGTCACAATAATGTTCTTTTATTTTTTTAAAAAAGTATTTACTGTCCAATCTCCAAACCCCCTTAAATTTGACTTATTTACTATTTTTTCTTCTACTTTTTTCTGTACTGGCTTCGAAATATTCTTTTTAGGAATAGGCTGTACTGTTCCCTTTTTTGTTGTACCTGTTTTTTGTGGCTCCGCACTCGTTTTATTTTCAATCGTAACCGTTTGTGTTTTTGCTGTTATAATTTCTGTCAATGTTACAGTTACTCTCAATCCAAACAATGTGGTATAATCATCTGGAGCTGTAATATTTTCAATCAACATATTTTTATATGTTTTTAATCTGGTATGTACTGTTAAAGGTTTTCTTTCTGCCTGCAATTTTAAAAGGGTATCATAAGCACTCACAGAACGAGTATATTTTTGCTGGAATTGCCCAGCTACATAACTGACACAAGCGTCACTCATGCCGATTTCCATTGTAATAGTTTGTGGTTCTAAATAAGCATGGTCTGCTATATTTGCCCCTTCTTCTACAGGGTGACTTGTTATAGTGAGTTTACTTGTGTGGTCTACTTTTAAAAAGGCATCAAAAAAATATCTTTCTATGTTTGTTTTAATTCCTACTAACTGAGGTATGTTTTCTTCTGTAAAAGGCGACATTCCATAAGAAGCCATGTTACACTCCTTTCTGCATAAAAAAACACCTACTTAATTTAAAGTAGATGTTTTCAAAATAAATCACTATGCGTTCCTGTCCTTGTTAAAGTAAGTATCAATGTATTATGATTTATTTTATAAATTAATAGCCAATCAGGCATAATATGACATTCTCTATGCCCTTGATAATCACCAGATAAGCTATGGTCTTTATATTTTGGTGGTAATGGTTGTTCATTACACAATATTTCTAAAACATTTTCTAGCAATTTAAGATTATATCCTCTTTTTATTATATTTTTATAATCTTTTTTAAACTTCGTAGAATATAGAATATCAAGCATTTAAGTCCTCCATTAGTTCTGCAACACTATGAAAAGGTCCGCTTAAATTTCTTTCATTGTTAACATCATCAATTGCTTGTAGTGTTTCCTCATTTGGTATATGAAGTGATATTTCAAAAGGCATTCCTTTTTGTCTAACCATTGTTTTAGCAAAAATATTGATAGCAGTTGTCATAGTTAATCCTAATTCATTACATAAATTATCAAACTGTTTTTTTAAATTTTCTTCCATACGTATATTTACATTTGTCTGAGCCATAAATAACACCTCTTTCAATTTTATATGTCTATTATACTATTATTTATTGACAATGTAAATATATTTATAGTGCTCTCTGCAAATTTCTTATTCTTTTCTGAACGGTTCTATCAACTGCTCTTGCTGTAGATTGTGGTTTTCCTGATGTATCATGTATAGTATATTTTGATGTCATATCAATAAAATATTGATTAGATACGTTTTGATTTGTTGTTTGATATGTCGTCGCTGTCAAACCTGTTTGTAACTTTGCCATGTTGTTCGCTGCTTGTTCCATAAATCCCTTTGCTTTTTGTAACTGCTTTGGCTGAAATCTGGAAATCCCTAAATAATCTGCACCTTTCTGCAAAAGTTGTTTTGCTCTATCTTTTTTGGTTAATGGTACTATCAATTCTGGCTGATTTCCTTCTGCAATTTCTGCTACTTGGTGTTGTGTCACAAGTCCGCCTTCTGCATAGCCATTTTCACTCTTTCCACCAAATACAAAATTTTTTACACCGCTTAATTTCTCTCCAATGCCACTAAAAGTATCTTTTATTTTTGCAACTTTTGCTTCAAACCAGCTTACAATAGGTTCAAAAACATTTTTAATATTGTTTACAGCTTCTGTAAACTTTTGTTTGATATGTTGTGGTATACTTGCAAATTTATTTTTAATTTCATTTACTTTATTCTGAAACCAATTTACAATGGGAGAAAATACTTGTTTGATTGCAGCAACTACTTTTGAAATGAGATTTTTAAAAAAAGCAACAATATTATTCCAAATAGCGACAACAGATTGATAGGCTCCTTCAAAATCACCTTGTATCAAACTTTTTATTACTGAAAAAATTAATTTGATATTTTCCCATAACATTTTAAAAAAATCTATGTAAATACCTACATAGGTTTCAATGATGGTAGCAATTGCCTGCATTATTCTGCCAAAAAAACTTTCTGAACTTGCAAATTTCTCTTTAAAAGCATTCCATTTTTGCAGTATAAAATCAACTGCTGCTGTCATAACCTCTTTTACTTTATTTCCAAAAGCAATAAAAAACGCTTTTACTTTATCCCAATTTTTGATAACAAGTATTGCAATGGTAATTAGTGCAGCTACTGCTAATACAATCAATCCCATAGGAGAAGTAAAAAAACTAATTGCTGAACTAACTCCTTTTGCTATCATAGTACCTGTTGTTTTTATTGCTCTGATGGCTCCTTTTCCTGCTTTGACACCATATTTTACAACAGTATTCACTGCTTTTTTTCCAACACCTACAATCTTTTTGATAGCAGACATTCCTTTATTTGCTATGCCTTTTACAATAGACATTCCTTTGTTGGTAACTTCTTTTACAGTTGCAACCCCTTTTTGCTTTAATGCAACAAAATACTTTGAAGCTGCTTCTTTATATTCTGAAAAAATTTTTTTCCAGTCCTTTTTTCCTTCTGGAGAATTTTTTGAAGTGTTTTTTAAACTTTCTTCCCAGCTTTCCGTAAATTTTTTCATTTTCTCTGTTGTAGATACCATTTTATCGCCAATACTGTCAATTTTCTCTCCAATATTACCAATTCCTTTTATAACGCCTTTTCCTACCTTCCAACTTAAAAAAGCGATACCAATTCCTTTTATAACACCTTCCAAAGAACTGAATTGATTGACAACAATTAGAATCCCTTTGACAATACTTGCAACACCATTTAACAAGCTGAGTAATGTTG